TCTTGGTCCTTGGCCAGTACATCTTGCTCCACCAATAGTGTGTAGTAGGTTCTCTTCCTGTAGGCGTTCTTGCCTAGGTCCTCTGCTCTGGGATATAATTTTGTCTTTGTCATCAAGCCACCACCTTGTCTTCCATGGCCACCAGCATACCAGCCGGCACATTCCATCTCTGGCCGTTGTCTGCCTCCACGGAGCATTTTTTGATCTTTACCTTTGAGATCGAACCAGTGATGACCAGTCCACCTCTGCCCTTGAATTTCACTCTGTCTCCCACCCTGAATGTTCTGGCACTGGAGAAATGCAATTGGTCTCTTCTGTTTCTCACAGCCTCCATGACCTTGTCCATCTCGATCCTGTCCATCTTCATGATGTCATTTAGTATGTCTATCAACTTCAACTTCATCTAGAACCTCCCTGGTCCATTTGTTATGCTCTAATAATACTACCGTTTGGTAATATGTCAATCACAAATAAGTGTTCAAAATCAATGACTTATTTTGATCCGCTTTGGGCACCTGCCCTTTTTGATCTTCGGCAATCACCCCTGGTCACGCAATCGGGCTCGAAAAGGCCCGCCTCCTTCAATATCCTCACCGCCGCCGCTTCTCGATCAAGCATTGTGGCCTCGTGGTTGGCCCTTATCACGGCCGTGTAGGCCAGATACAACAGGGCGGCCAGAGCCGATACTGTCAGCAAAGTCCTCCTCACCAGTGCCTCACTATGTTGGCTATGATGAACACACAGGTTATCGCGTGTAGTATCACCCAGAATGTCTTGAGGAACAATGCCACCCTTGCCTCCCGCAGGGTCAATATGGGAGTGTCCGGGCGGTCGCTGTCCGTTTCCCCCATCAGGTGTCCAGTGGCCCGAGCCCATATTCTCTCTATGCTCCTGATCACTTGACATCCAGGGTTGACGCTATGTCGTAGGGTTGCTCCTCGTCCGCTATCATGTTGCTCCAACCCGCTTCTGATTCCAACCATTCATCTTTCAATTCCTCGTCGGTGTAGTTGGCGTAGCCCTTGAAACCATGCTCTCTGGTGTCGCTCAACCAATCATAGTCCTCCAGCTCTATGTTCTTCATAAGCATGAACACATCGTACTGGCACAGGCGATCTATCACCTGTTGTCTGGTCAGCATCTCCCCATCCTCCGTCTTGAGTAAAAATTTCAATTGTATCATTATGCCACCTTCTTCCTCGTGTCCTCGATCTGTTTCAGTTCAAATTGCAACATACGGATCCTGTCTCTTATGGCTTCCTCTCTCAATGGCAGGAATCCCACCGCTGGATCATAGTCCTTCTCATTGGTGTTCCACACCCTCGTGGCATAGAACCACTCGCCCTGTGCTTGTCCATAAGGATCCTTCTGGCCCGTGTCCTTCATGAGGTATATGTATTCCTCGCCGGAACCCCAGCCCTCTTCCAGGTACTCCTGCTCGTTGGCATAGGTAAAAGCCTTCTGATCTTTCTCGCCGCGATCCCTGCCATAATAGACGTTCTGGACGTCGTGCATCTCGTTCTTCCTGTCATCGAAATCGGTCTTGTCGCCCACGATCATGCCCCAATGGCTGGAGTTGCCCAACTCTATGGCCTTCAAAAGTTTTTCAGGGCGGGTCCAGTTGTCGCTTAGGTTGTAGCCCAGTCCCCCTGGGTATCCGTCCCAGTGATTGTAGGAGGCCCGGATGCGGCCATCCGGTAATTGAATTCCTATCCTAGCTCTGGTCGCCATTATGCGGTCTCCTCACAGTTCTGGGCCTCGCCCTTCACATAGTCTCTGACCTTTCTGGCACCCTCCTCCATTTGGTATTCCTCGTTGCGGATGATGTCCTCCACGATGTCAAATTCTTCGTCAAGCAATATGCCGTCCTCGGATTTCCAGAACGGGTCCTTGGAACCTCCCGTCAGGAAGCCCTCCATGTTGTAGGCACGGTCGTCGCCGTCATCCCACACTCCCATGAAGCCCACGCCGGGCTCATAGTATCTGCCCTGTATGTATAGTTCAGGGTGTAGCTCTTTCAGCTTGTCATACACTCCCACGGGTGGTGCCCACGCGGACGAGAAACTGAACACGGCGATGCCTGTGTCATCCACGTCGTCGTCAAAGTCCACCAGCATATCTTCTCTGTCAGATCCACCGGCATTCCACTTGGTGCCCCACTGGTCCACACACCAGTCATACCAGTTCTTGTAGCCGTATTTTTTCATATTCGCCTTTTCCTTCTTGACCAGTTCCTTCTGTGCCTCGTCTTCATCTGCACCCTCGCGACCCGCGGTAATATTAAGTGCCTCGGGGCACGGATGTATCTTTTGGAAATCAAACTTGTGGTCCACAAGTGATTTCACTATCTTTGTTGGTCCTCTTACTTCAACTGTGTTTGAACACCAATTGGGCATTCTGTCCTCCCTGTTAAAATTTACTCGTTATATTAATACCGTTTGGTAATATGTCAACCTGCCTCGAAAAGCCTTAATTCTCGCCAGCCTTCCTGATCATGTCCTTGACCACTTGATGCACCTCCTCATGGACACTCGCCGACCAAGTGCCGGATTGGGTCTTGGCGATCACCTTGCTGGCGATCAGCAATCCCACCCACACATCACGGGCGGTTATCTCGGCCCGCGTGGTCGAGGTCGTGATCAAAAGTAGGATCATTACCATTGCCGATATTTTCATACACTTATAATAATACCGTTTGGTAATATGTCAATCGCTAAAAAGTCAATAGAATCAATGACTTAGAGCGGCCTACTCGTGCTCGCCGCCGGGATCGCCCTTGGGTAGAACCACTTTCTGGCCGTTGATCCATAGGTTCTGCCTGCTCCTGCTGGTGGAGTGATATCCATCCGTCCTCACTTTGAAGTTCTCGGCCAGCACGAAGCTCTTCATGGTGAAGTACACGCCTATGATGGCCAATATGTGTGCCACCACACTGACGCTCCACACCACACCCCAATAGGAGTAGGAGAAGAATATGATGGTGAATATGGTGCTCCACATCAGGCTCAGCACCACCAGCACCTGCAATCTCACAGTCTTGGGCAGGGCCCTGAGGTCGTTCTGGCTGTCGTCAAACAACACCAGCCCCAGGTCATATAGTTTCTTTTTCATTTTTGAAGTGTTATGATTTTCGTATGGGCCTTGATCTCAATTCCTCGAACCTGGCACGGAGTCCCTCGACGCTGATCAGCAATGGAGTGTAATTGTATTCGCCCGTGCGGCAGATGTTCTCGATGTCCTGGTGCAATCGCTCGATCTGGCCCTGGATGTGGGCCATGGCGGCTGACTTATTCTTTCTAGCGATCATTGCCGTGGTTCAGTAGGTTCTTGATGGTCTGGATGCCCTCTTCCTGCATGGACGAGGTCCAGGTGCCCTGTGAGCTCCAGGTATGAGCCCGGTCCACCATCACGGCCCCTTGGTACACGGTGTTGACAGTGATATGACCCGTCGTGCCGGCCTGTATCAGTGCCATCAGTCCTGTGATCATTCCTATAAAGTTCATATAATAATTTATTCGATTTACTCCACACATATTATATGGTCTGGGCTAGAAATCAATTGGTAAAACCAGGTCGCTTGGTTAAGTGTTTGATTTTGAATGATTATTTCTTTTTGGGCTTGATTATCTTGCTCTTCTGGAATGCTTGTTTCTTCTTCAGCGATGTGCCCTTTTTCAGCTTCTTGGCTTTCTTGAGCGGAGCGGTGCCGCCATGTCTTCCAACCTGTATCGCAGACAGCCTCCTTGAAGCCCCGCCGGCCCGCATCGTTCTAGCTCTCTTGATCGCGGTCTGCTTGGCCACCCTCTGTCGCTTCTGGGCAATCTTGGCGCCCTTGAGTGGTTGTAGTCTGGCGTTGCAGGTTCCTGGGTTGGCGACTATCCTGCCCTTTCTCGGGCCATCTGTGCATCTGAAACCCTGCTTCAGGCCCTTGCCCTTGACACGCCTCAATATCCTCTTGATGCCCTCCGCTATGGCCGAGCCCGCGGGCATGGCCACAATATCTTGTGGCACTAGATCTTGCGTCTGGGTTGGGTTGATAGAACTAGCTATCTTTGGACCCATGATTTCGGATATCTTCATATGAATATTTATCGTGCACCTTAAGCCAAATGAAACCTTGCCGCACACACCTTAAGCCGGTCATAAACGACCTAAAAAGTTTCGTGCGTGCCAGCTGAAAGCACCAGCGTCACGCGGAGATAAAGCAGTCTTTATCGGCGGCATCACAACCTGCGAGCAGTGATCAACTCCGCGCGGGAGAGTAAATACAGTCATGAAGATCCGCGAAATATGCCTGCCGCAAGAGAACATAGGCCCCGCACCCAGCGGCGTTTGTAGCCGTCCCAAAGCCAGCCTGCCCGCATCGTGGGTATCATCATGCAAGAGCCAGGGGCGCATGAAGCGAACCGGCAACAGGCCGGAAAAGATACATGGCCGCACCCAGACCGTGGGCGGAAAAAGAATCAAGGGCCGAAAATATGGCGGACCACTGCCAGATTACTCTGCCAAATAACAACCTCAACAACCTTAATAGCGAGCCTAATAGCGAGCCACGTAAATATCACACATGAAGATAGCATTTGTGGGACTTGGTAAATTGGGCCAACCCTGTGCGGAGGCCACAGCGGAAAGAGGATTTGACGTCACGGGCTATGACACCAACAAGGCCAAGGTCAGTGGCAGGATACAGATCAAATTCTCACTGGCCGAGGCAGTGAAGGACCGAGACATCGTGTTCGTAGCGGTGCCCACGCCACACTCCGAGGGCTATGATGGAGGCACTCCCAGCAGTGATTTGCCGCCACGAGACTTTGACTACTCATATGTGACTGACTGCCTGCGAGAATGCAATGAGCACATGGCAGAGTCCCAGTTGTTGGTGCTGATATCCACGGTGCTGCCGGGCACGATCAGGAGAGAATTGGCTCCCTTGGTCAGCCGCACCAATCTCATCTACAATCCATATCTGATAGCAATGGGCACGGTAAAGCAAGATTATCTTGACCCAGAGATGATCATGATAGGTACACGGCACGGCGGTGGTGACAGTGGCATAGAGAGGCTACGGCTTTTCTACAGGGAACTCATGGGATTCAACGCCCGAACAGAGACAGGCACGTGGGAGGAAGTGGAGGCGATGAAGATATTTTACAACACATTCATCAGCACAAAACTGACATTGGTCAACATGATACAGGACGTGGCACGGAAATTAGGACACATCAACACAGATGTGGTCACTCGAGCCCTAGCTCACAGCACCAAAAGAATCACCAGCCCCAGATACATGAAAGCCGGCATGGGAGACGGTGGTGCCTGCCATCCCAGAGATAACATAGCACTGAGATGGCTGTCAAAAGAGCTTGGGTTGGGTTATGATCTATTTGGTGCCATCATGTCTGCCCGAGAACAGCAGGCAGAGAACATGGCCCGGGAGATATTGCGGCACGGTCAAGTGATATATTTCACTTCCAACGCCTACAAGCCCGGCACAGACCTCGTGGATGGATCTTATTCATTATTGGTACAACATTACATACAAAAACATCAAGGCCTAATAGCGAGCCAATTGGATGATTCCGTGCAAGTGATCGTGCGAGTACACGAGAGTGACGTATTTGTGGACGATGGTCGATGTAAGGTTTTTGATACTTGGAGAACTTATCCGCCGGCGGCGAATGTTATATATTATGGCAAATGAAAAAGGGCGACACTGGGCCGCCCTCTTTGCTATTTTAACGTCGATTCAATTATGCGTTATAATTGATTACTTTTCTTCCTGATTTTCTCAATAAAGAAATTACGTTAGCTTTGATTGATAACGCAGATGATTTAGGAGCAGTTCCCAAAACATTTACGTTAAAGTCAACACCTTTGGAAATCAGCTTGTTGGTCGCTGTCTTTCTCGCTGTGTTTCTCACGTTCAGATTTTTGAACTTGATCTTTCCACCGTGAACTTCACCGTCCACCATGTAAGCAGATGCAGGTTCAGCGAACACGCCGATCTGTTTTGCTCTTGTTTTGAACTCTCTCGTGTAGATCACGAAGTTGCTAGTTCTTGACATAGTTTTCTCTTCCTTTGTAGTTTGAGAAGCAGAGCCAGTTTTTTTAGACTTACCAAATAAGTTAAAAAACATCTTAGTCTTCTTTCTCGTTAGTTGTTAGTGCCATCGGAACATTCCGGCGACATATAAAAATATATTTTACACGAAATTTTTTAAAAGTCAACCGCTAAGATCTTGTTGTTCTATGCGTCTTCTTTGACATCTGGTATGTGGAACAGGTCCACGCCCTGCTCCAGCAACTGGTCCACTTCCTTCTCTGTGGGCGTGCCATAGAACCTGTCATCGCGATCACCCTTTTCCGCCCTGCGTACTTCTTTGACGAACTTGTTGCCCACGTTCTCGAAATTTTGCTCCACGTGACGGCGTATCTGCCTCAGTATCTCCTTGGCCCTGCTGGCCAGCATCATCTCCTTGCCCTGTATCTGCTGACGCATCTTCTTGATCTTGGCCTCCTTGTGCTGGGATCTTTGCCCGCTCTTGTCGGTGCTTTTACCAACGCTGGGCGACATGATGTCTCGGTCCACGTGCCTGCTGTCGCACATGGGGCACACAATCATGCTGTTCTCCTGCTGCCTCTCGAACTCGGCTATGTTTGGAAACCATCCGTCGAATTGGTGCTTGTTGTCACACCGCAGTTGATACTTGATCATGCTATTACTTATTATAAGAGCTGATTGACAGGTCTGTCAAACTGTGCTACATTGTGCTCATGGCTAGAAAGATTGCAATGGGCGGCGGAGTGTTCGTGGCCAAGGAAGGCCGCAAGAAGACCACATCCGCGGGCAGGCCCTCCAAGCACACCAAGACTAGCTCAATGAACAAGCACCGAAAGAGATCCTTCAAGATCTACCGGGGGCAGGGGAGACCATAATGCCACGGGTATCACTCAAGAAGAAAAAGCAGCTGATCGACAAGATCATACACGGCAACAGGCGCTACAGATTCAGCATACAGAGATACGGCGGCGAGACCGTGGTGGGCACCATCACTCCCTATCAGTATCACTACTGGAAGGCCAGAGAGTCCGAACTCACAGACTATCTCATGGGGTTCGACAGAGAAAATTACGAGAAGGAACACAACATACCTGAAGAGGCACGTTTTACGAAAGATTGGTATGAGAACGATGACGTGGCGCACACGAATGGCGCTCCCATCGAGTCAGGCAACTGCCTGCACATTGAAGAATTTGACCAGGACGGCTACGCCATCAAGGATGCCAAAGGAAACTACGTGTTCCGCGAACCCATAGAACTGGACGTTGACACCAGACACAAGTTGGGCATTGAGTGTGTGGAGTCCGAAGATTGTGTGGACGTGGATCACCCAAATCTTGTAAACCAATATTATTTGTATGCATACACCACCAACAAGGGTGGATGGACCACAGAGGGCATGATGGAGATTGATGGCGAACTGGATCTCAAAAAATTGAAATTGCACTATAGGATGATAGAGGATTCCAACATCTGCCATGCCATCAGCTATGCAGATGGAGAACCCATACAGCTGGAAGAGGACAGCACAGGCAAAGACCAACAGTGCCAGGTGAGAGAAGGCTACATGGATGAGCACAGCATGAGCAAGAAACTGAAGAAAGAAATTGCAAGGGCCGAAGCAGAAGCGCCACAGCCGGACACAGACACTGTGGAAGAGTATGCACAGCCAGCACCATTGGATGTTCAGCTCAAATGGATAGAGGAGGCGGAGGCAGCCAAGGAAGCCAAAAAGAAAGCCAAGGCCAAAAAGAAGGCAAAGGCCAAGGGCAAGAAGAAAAAATGATCCAGGATCTTGAACAGGACACACTGACCAATGAGGAGCAGGCACTGGAGATACGGCGCCTAAAGTTCCGTGTGGGCAACCTGGAAGTGCAACTAGCGGATTATCAACAGATCATCACAGAACTCAACGACAGGCTGGCCAAACTAAACGCCACTAAAGATATTTCATAGAAAAGAACACGGCGTCCCTGCGTCGCCTGAACTTCAGCACAAGGTCATAGTCATCATTGGTCGTGAACCATACGTTGCGTGGGCCACCCAATTTTTTCAATAGCTTTTGCTCGTCAATGTTGTGTGCCTGCTCCACTCGCTGCGGGGCCAGCACCCTAGTTCCCCACACCATGGGCCACCAGTGCAGCGGGTTCCATCCAAACTTCAGCACCACGATCGCGGGCGGCAGCCAGAAAAACAGCGTCAAGGGTTCCATCCACCATGGCAGCCAGTTGCCCGCCAGCCAGTCCACGAAGTGCACCACGGCCCAATACAATGCCCATAATATGAAGAACGTACCTATGATGATGTAGACGTCATTCTCATCATCGTCATCATAGTCGTGATAGTGCCCCATGTATGGCGGATAGCGGTGATAATTTTTACCAAAGTGTGCGGGCATGATACTATATTAATTATTAAAATGATGCTGTGTAGTGACTATTTTGATCGATGTGGGCACTGAAGTTCTAAGTAGTCGCCTTGGCCTATGGGGCAGTCTTGATTGGGTAGCTGCCCGCTGGATCAGCTGACTTGCTGCCAAACAGTCTCACAGCGTGGTAGGTGTAATAGGCTCTGAACCATCCCATGCCATCTTCTCTGCACAGCTTCCTCATGGTGTCGTCTGCCACCTTGCGGTATATCTTGGCGTCCAGCTTGCCCATTCGCATGCATTGATATAGCGCGTCATGCACCAGGGCGCCTCTCATGAAATCCTTGGTGTCCATGGTGGGTCCGCTGGGTCCGTCCCAACTGTAACCCTTATAGATGGTAAGCATGCCATCTGTGTTCAGGTCAATGTAATCTGTGTCAACAGATTCGTTAAGGATATCCAGCTTTACTGTGTAGTCTTTTTCCAACTGATATTTGTAGCCTTCGCTATATGTGATGTAGTCCATAACTGCTCCTGTAAGATATAATTGTATTTACTCCATTATTTGGTATTTTGCCATAGACAACCGCTATAATCGTGCTATACTATGAGTTAAATACCTATATGCAAAAAAAAACTCGCAGCATCCTGGAAGAATTGAGCACATTGAGGGTCAACAAAGACCCAGAGAACTTTGTGGAGAGCAGGGCCAGCCACATCATTGATTCTTCGATCAATCTCATACACTATATCAGAGAAAATTTTGATCAGGAGACGGCATATCTGTTGGAAAAGAGATTCAATTCTGCCATAAAAAATTTAGATCCCACCAAATTCAGCAGGGGCGTCACCAAGATAAAAGAATCCAAAGAGATCAAGAACAGCCTCAGCCTCAAAGATGGTGAACTCCGAGACGAGGATGAATAATGCTGATAGAGGAAGTACTACACGAGTTTAAGCGAACTCACCTGCAACACATAGAAGATATTATACTGACAGATGGCCACTCCGGTGGCGAAGCCGTGATCAATTATTTCCAGGGCATATTGCAAACGCTGCAGGGATCTGCTGACCAACCCATCAACGTGTCGGTCAAATGGGACGGCGCCCCGGCCATCGTGTGCGGCATCAATCCCGAGAACGATCGGTGGTTCGTGGGCACCAAGGGCATATTCGCCAAGACGCCCAAGCTGAACTATACAAAAGCAGACATCGCCCGCAATCACGGCACCGATGATCTGGGACAGAAATTATTGAAGTGCCTGGTGCATCTTCAAAAACTCAATATACAGGGCATCGTGCAGGGTGACTTTATGTTTGACAGGGACACCCTTAAAAGACAGAGCATGTCGGGAGAAAATTACATAACTTTCAGACCCAACACCATCACCTACGCAGTGCCTGAGAACAGTGACCTGGGCAAGCAAATAGCCGCGGCGCAAGTGGGTATCATATTCCATACTACCTACACAGGAGATGCCATAGCCAATCTAAAGGCCCAGTATGGCGCTGATGTGGAGTCTTTCAGTCGCACGCCAGATGTATGGTTTGACAATGCCACATATAAAAATGTCAGCGGTAATGCCAACTTCACAAGAGAAGAGCAACAGCAGTTCACGGCAGGCATAGAGCAATTGAAGTCATTGCTGGGCAAGGTGCCCACAAATCTTTCCGCAATGTTGGGAGTGAACCGGGACTTCCTGCCTTTCTTCATGCTGTTCATCAATGATCAGATCAGGCAGGGCAAGATACCCACGGATACCAATCAATATCTCAAAGATTTTGCTGAGTACTATCAGGGCAGGATGCAACAGCAGGCGTCGGGATTGAAAGCACAGAAAGCTCTGCAACTGAGACAGCAGAAGATGAAAGACATGCCTTTGTTCCTGAAACAGATGCAGCGGCCATTGGCTGCTATGATGGCATTCTACAAGGAGGTGATCGCACTCAAGAATCTCACACTGGCAAAATTGAACAAAGCCACCTCCATAGGCGCATTCGCACAGACTGACGCAGGGTTGGAAGTCACAGATCCAGAAGGTTTCGTGGCAGTGGGCACGGCCGGAGATGCAGTCAAGTTGGTGGATCGTTTGGGATTCAGCAGAAAGAACCTAACTGCGATCAACAAATTTAAATCTTAATCAAATCATTGAATAGAGATCTGCACACGTCTTGTGTGATGATAGATTTCAATATTTCTTTATCGGAAAAAATCTTCAAATTATGAGATCTAATATGCTTGGTGTCTGAATACAATTTTTCACTGTCTATATCCAACAGAGATCTGGCCAAGTTGGCTATCTTGTTGCCCCTTTTGAAACAATCTTTTTCATCATCATAAGATTCGTCCCATACATCACTGAAAGTTTTAAATCCCATTTCTCGTAGACATTTTAGATAACCTCGTTGTCCATACACTATGAAAGGTTGCTGGCAAATTATGGGTTTCCAGATCTTTTCTGTTAAAAAATAAGGATACCCACCCGAATTTGGATCATCTGCGAGAGTCTCTGTGACTAGGTTGATCTTGGAATGATTGTAAGGCAGGGTATATATTGTTTGGTCATATCCATAAAATGGATAATTGTGTTTGAATTCTGGAATTTCATATTCTGGGGGCAAGAGTTTATTAAAGTTTTCCATTCTATATGTAAATAGAGATTTTTTCAAAGCTCCAACAGCCATCATTTGATTGTATAAATGAATCCTGTGTAGGCGAGGCACCTTGTTCAGATACAAAAAATCAAATGATTTGATCGAATGATCTATATTCAAAGAATCGATCAGTTTGTTGTTGATGTATTTGTCATACATCAGCCACCAAAAGAAAGATCGGCTGCCATGTAGCTCGCCATACAGAGCAGCTTTGGATTTTTTAAGAACTTGTTGAAAAAGTGCAAGAGTCTCCATATCCGCATTTTTATAATTATATCTTTCCCAAAGATTCGCAAACACAGGTATAAAATTTAATTTGTTGAGCACTGTGAGTTTCCTTGACAAATCATCTTTATATTCTTGTCCCAATTTAAATCTCTTGACAAAATATGTGTCAAGCATGACATATTTGTGACTGTAGAGATCTAACGGCACAGATTCATGCTCAAAGTAATGATCGGACATCCTGAGGGATATGTGTGCGTGATCAAAATAGCTGAGATAGCCTCGAGTTTCTGGAATGTTGCCGGTGCTCATGGCATCGAGAATGATATAGGAGTTCTTCATCATGATATTTAATAAATACCATCATGCTAGAATGTTTGTGTGAACAATGCGCTTGTGAACATCATTGCGAGACCGAGTGTTTTGAATGCCTGGAGTGCGGCACCTGTGCCTGTGGTCACTGCGAGGAGCGGAAGCCCATCAAGGACAGCAATTATCCAATATAACACAGTAAAATTTACCAACTACAGATATAAATAGATGCAACAGATCCACTGAGCGTGGATTTGCCATTTAACAGAGAAAAAAGGAGAAAAAAATGGCTACAATAACTGACACAAGGTCAGCAGGCTCAATCGTTAACGGCTTAGGTGGTAGAACCACTATCGTTAACATAGCGAAAACAAACATCACATCTGCAGAATTAGGAACCATCCTAACTGCATTGCAATCTGATGGATTTGCAATCGCTGGAGTTGCAACTGCGGACGGTTCAGCATTTGACACAGGAGTAACTGACAACGTGCAGGTTGCTCTACAATCTACTGCTACCTACTCAGCAGTGGGCGCAAATGCTCACGGAGTAACCGGTGCTGTCACAACAGTGCTGTCTATCTTCAAAGACAAGTAAGGTTTAACAAGTTAAATCTTATCATGGGGAGGGTGAACATTTTTTGTTCACCCTTTCTTGTTTTACAAGTAAATAATCTATTATATGCACACATATTCAATTACCACGCTGGTGGACATCACGGAGAACGGAGTGCTGCGGAACCAGTTTCCATTCACCACCAAGAGCGGCGAGCTGGTGCATGACGCCGCCACTCTCACAATGGCCCGCAACCAGCAGGCCAATTTCACCACGCTGATACAACTGCTGCAGATCAGGAGCAACATCACCTGGGACAACGTGCCCCAGCGGGTGACTGAACCGGTGGCCAACTGGCGCTTTGGTTCGGCCTATGAGGGTCGGCACGCCATATGGCAGTTCCAGTGGCAGGTGGAGCAGCCCTCGGTGTATGAGTTCGACGGCGACGAGTGCGGTGGGCTGATTGAGGATTTCGACCAGGTGCCCATCATAAACTTCTGCAAGGAGACTGCCACCTTCGCCAGGAAGGTTTTTGACACACAGGACCCGCGCTACTTAAACACATACTTTATTAAGTTATAATAACACCATAAATAATGTTACTCAAGGCACTCAAAGGCACAGCAGGAAGCAATGGCAGATATACAGGCTCGGTTAAGAGAATTACAAACGCAGGTAGCGGAAATAAAACGAGAGTTGAGAATTTTAATGAGTGATTTAGAAAAAACAAATTTGGAAGCACACGTGGACCTTTGCGCGGAGAGGTACAAGGGCCTACACGACCGCCTTTCGGCCATAGAAGTCAGCCTCAAGAGATTGAGCGACGACATGCTTGAGGGACAGAAGAGCCAGAGCAAGACCCTGATAATGACCGCGGGCACCGTGGTGGCAGGACTATTGAGCACCATCGTAGTGGTATTGATGAAGATAAATTAATCCCCATAATGTACGTAACAATATCTCGCCACGTGCGAGTATTTCTAATTGAGAAGCAACGCGAGTTCATTCGCAAGTGGCAGAACCGAGCAAATTTCCTGCAGAGTGAATTACCAGTTGAAGAGATCAGCATCGCCAAGACACTGGCAGACAAGGGCATCCTGGTAAGGAAAAAACTCGACACGGACACCCAGTACGCATTAAATAAGCACATAAAATTCACCAAAGAATAATATGCGTGATCGCGATGAACTGATAAGGCAGATCAAGGCCTACAAGCTGGAGGACAAGTTGCGGGCATTGGCTCGCAACAGCGAACAACAGCGACCATTCCGCCACCTGCCCAAGCAGTTCAGCAAGGGCATCCTGATCGGCAGCATCGCCATAGTGCCACGCAGAGCAGACGAGACCCGCTTCGTGTATGTGATAGCGGACATGGTGCAGGCCAAGATACTGCATGATGACATACACCTCAAACAGAGCGCCATATTGATAGCTCACTATCTGGCGGACGGCAAGACGGTGCCCGACAGAATCCTAGATCTTGACACGCAATTCGCCAGCAGACTGTTCGAGATAAAAAGCTTCAAGATTAAGTGGCGATCGGCCGAAAAAATCAATGATGAAGCACAGGCGTTCATATATGAAAACAAATACATAGAAGCCAATCGCAAAGCCGATGAGCTCAAAGAAAATATCCAAATATTATTTGACAGCACTTTCAAATAAATATAAGTCATGTTAAGATCGGAGTGCGATAAACTCTACCATGGCAAATGTTCATGCGTAGCAAAACGAATTGAAAGATTGCCAGGAGAAGATCATTGGTGTGCCTCCCAGATCCATGAAGCCACCGTTATAGATTCCTATCTTTTACCCCCGGGCATCGAAAGATTTTACGGAAATAATAATTTTGATGTTGCAAAGATATCAGGAGATTTCTTCAAACATATTGTGGAAGATGGCAAAGTACTCATAATGAAAGACACTAGAACTTTGAAAGATAACAGCGTCCGATTGACAGTGTCGATGAAATGGCATAAAGAAGCAGATTTTTTACCAAGTTGGGTATGGATGATAGAATCTGGATACAATGCCAAAAGGGACCAATATAACAAAGAAAACAATATTGTTTTTTCTAAACAGGTCATAACCAAAACCGCTAATTTTATTATCACGACAGGCCCTTACACCACAAACACTGATAATCCGCCCTATCACGTCAATAAATAGTGATTTAAACACTAAAACATCATAGATCAACACAATTTCTTTCATTAAAAAATACATATTTTAACGCCTAAAACAATGGGCATACACCATGGCATTATTTCAAGTAAAGCGATAAATATTACGATAAATAAATTTGGAGTTATAAAATGCCAAAAATTAGAGTGAAAGAAATTGCGAAAATACCAACAGGGACACCTCGTTTCCAAGATACCGTGCCAGCTCTTAGAAATGCTTTTCTTGCAAAAAAAGCTGAAGGAAAAGTGACACATCTACCTCAAGAGTGGGTGGATCACGGAGACGGCTTCACCACAGTCACCACAACCAGTATTTGGAACGATGTAAACGATTATGAGGCATTTAAAAACTGGGCTATAGAAAATTATCATCATGCAAAATCTGAATATTACTATGCTGTCAGGAATCTCGCAAACGGAAAAGGTGTAACGACGGCAGTGACCGAAACAGAAGAAGATTAATAAGGAGGAAAATTGAAATGGCAAAAATATTAACACAAACAATGGACATACCTAAAAATACTGTGAGATGGTTTGTAAAAAAAGATCTAGAATCAGTAAATGGGCAAAAAATGTCTTTATCGACAGCGTTCAATACATATAGAAATCAAAAGAATTGTCAATTCAAAATGACCACACAAGAATTGCCAAATGGAAAAACAAGAGTAATTTCCACCCATAGATACTCTACTCAGGCCGATGTTGATGGACACCTTGCTTTACTTGCTCCTTACGTGGCCGAAAGAGATGCTTATCATTTAGAAAATAATATCGATTTCACGCAAACAATAACTGAAGAATAAAAATGAAAGCAACTGACCTATCTAAAAATATCACCACAGAAGGTCTGTTGGCCCAATTCGAGTCAAGATTTGGTCAGACCATGAACCTGCAAGGCTTGTCACAAGAGCAATTGGAAGACATGGCCAACATGGTCAGAACCAAGATACACGAGATCACCAACAATCAACATTTTGGACAGGAACTGAAAGATGACAACTACCACAAGCACCAAATGATGTTGGACATCCTAAATCAGGCAGTGAGAGAAGCCGGTCAGGGCATCAACACACAAATTACTCCGCAGCAACAGAGCATCGCTAAGAAAATCCAGCAAGTGGCGGGATTGAAGGACACGGACAAGGATCAGATCATTGGTGCCATGGTGCAGAAAGAGACAGCAGTGCAAGAAGGCATAGAAAATCAATCAGAACTGATACTGGCGGCCAAGGACATGATGGACAAGGTTACATCATTCCTGGAAGATCTAGCCAAAATGAAAACTGAGAGCATGCTGGAATTGTCGGACAGGATCAGAGACGAGATGGGAGCGGACAAGGCAGACGGTTTCGCACAGAAAGTGAAGCCGGCGCTTGAAGCAGCAGAACAAACACTTACCAATACAAGAGCTGAATTAGATCAGGCCGTGAGGATACTCACAGGTGAAGAAACAGTTTCAGAACCAATGGGCATGGTTGACGAGCCATTAGATGCCACCGGCGATGACCTGGACACTTTAAACGCCCCGTCCTCAGATGAGTTCGCGGCCACTGACGCAAACGCAGGCGGAACCGAACCAGAAGGCAGACAGAAGAGAGAAAGCCGCGAGGTTTTTGAATCAAGCTCAAGGATATACTCCAAACTAGCTGGGAAGTAGTCCCAATGCGATTCTCCGAATTCCTCAACAACACCAACAATGAACTGGAATCAGTGATAGTCAACACCCTGCAGAATCTCAGGGGAGACGCCGACGAGCAGGGACAAACGGCGGAGATCAGTTTTGGAGCGCTGTCGCAGATAATCCGGAACACGGGCTATCCCACCTTCAACTACAACCTGTTCAAGAGCATATATGACAAGGGCGCTGCGTTGAAGAACGTTGTGGCGGATTTCAATCAAGACAAGATCATACTCAACACAGAGAAGCAGGCAGAGAAAGATCCTGCAATGAACAAAGACAACATCGGCAGCACCGACACTGTGAAGAAAATGGCCAAGGCAGCCATGAAGAGAAGAAGTTAAACTCTATCCAACCAGTCAGCCACAAGAGGAAATAGTTTTTTATAATCTGTTCCGCGTCTGCGATCTAACTCTTCTAAATAAATTTTAAATTGTTTTTGTCTCACGAAGTTGGGCTCGGCTTCTTCCATCTCTTTGGCTATACCATTCATATAAATTTTATATTGCTCTTTTACAGAATCTTTGTAGCCTGCAACCATGGGATCGAATATGTCGACAGCCTTTCTCAATCCCAAAGATAACACTTTGTCTCCAAATATACCCGGATACAGATAAGGTCTCCCCGGCATTTCTTTTTGATTACATTTCATCATACTCCAATAAACCTGTTTGGTTTTGCTCCACTCGTTGATACGTTCAGCCAATTCTGGCATGGTTTGAGCACTGAGCAGTGAGAATGCACTATTGATGTTGTTAGTAAAAACAGTATTGTGAACCATCCAATCAAAGTTTTTTTTGAATAGATCTAATTTTAATCCGTTCCTAATATATTCTGCCTGAGGGCCCCAACAATCGATACTGCCGACAACATTAATTTTGTCCAGCCGTTTTTGCTCTACTAATTTTTGCAATCTCAACATCCAAGTTTTAAAACGTTCATGTTCAAGTGTGAGATTAGAAAAAAAGACCAATGTCAAGTCGGGCAAAGTTTTCTGTTCCAAATATTCAACCATTCTATATGTTTCTTTTTGTAGGAATGGTTCTCCTCCCAGTATCATTAATTTGTGTAAATTTTGTATATTGTTTTCAAACCATACAAACAATTTACCTGTGGCCTCCTCAATTCGATCATACAATTTAAAATTGTCACCTATTCTAACACCTTGTTGATCAAATAAACCAAAACGTTTTTCTTCAGCGTCGATACTAGAACTAAAATGTGCAGCACAATAGATACATTTAAGATTACAGGTATTGCCCCAGTATACTTCTAATTGTCTAGGAGTAACTAAAACAGCATTTAGATCTGTATCCAACTCTGGAGGAGCAGTGGTACCTTCTAAATTTAAATGTATCATCCTGTCACTAATTCCACCATAATCTTCAATATGTTTACAGTGTTCACATCCTCGACCAGGCCATTTTCCCGCCAACATTTGTTGTCTGGCTAAAACTTTTGCAGGTAAATTATGAAAATTAAAATTATTTCCCTCCATCTCTATAGGATCAAATTGTACCCTGTGACAAGAAGCAGATGCACCTTCAGTCAAATAAATCGTGGAATGAGTCCATTTCAGCTGGCAGGGCAGTCCTTTCTTGATAGGGAAAGGCTTTGGTGGATGCTGTGATATTCCCATTTGATCTAATCTCGTTTTTATAGTATAATTATGCTAATGAAATTCAATGACAGTATCCTCCTGGACAAAGGCATAGCCTACGTGGCCCGATACCCTTACAATGAATTGAGTCGTGCATCTCCAGAGGGCAAGAGGCACTATGTCACCCCAGATGGACGCACGGTGCCCTCCGTGACCACGATACTGAGCCAGACCAAGGACATGACTCATCTCAATGCATGGAAGAAACGAGTGGGAGAGCAAGAGGCACAGAGGATCGCCACAGAATCAGCCAACATAGGCACCGTGATGCATCGCAGTCTTGAAAAACATGTCAAAGGCGAAGCTCGCGTGCCCGGTTCCAATCTCATACAGCAACAGGCCCATGCCATGGCCAATGTGATCATTGAGAACGGCTTGAGGGACGTCAGCGAGGTTTGGGGATCAGAGATCAATCTCTACTATCCCGAACTGTATGCTGGAACCACGGACTTGATAGGAGTGTACAAAGGTGCCCCCGCCATAATGGATTTCAAACAGGCCCGCAAATTGAAAAAGGCGGAGTGGGTGCAAGATTACTATCTGCAGTTGGTGGCCTATGCGGAGGCACACAATAAACTATTTGGCACACACATACGCAATGGCAGGGTCTTTATCTGCACACAAAACAATGAATTCCAGACTTTTGACATAGACAATTACGATCACTGGTTGGGCAAGTGGTTCGATAGGGTAGAGCAATATTACAAGTCCATCCTATAACATAAATACTGTAAATTTTAGGAGCGATTCACAGTGCCCATAGTGCAAATATCAAGAATACAGCATAGGCGTGGCAGAGCCACGGATCTGCCTCAGCTGGCGGCCGGCGAGCTAGGCTGGGTCATAGACGAGCAGCGATTGTACATCGGCAATGGCACAGTGGCGGACGGTGCTCCAGCCGTGGGCAACACGGAAATTCTTACCGCGAACAGCACATCATTTTCCGATGCCGTGGCTTATGTCTACAAAGGATATCTGGGAGACGCCACCCCAATAATCACAGGAGATGGCATTGATGTAGTAAGGTCCCTGCAAGAAAGATTGGATGATTACGTCTCTGTCAAAGCATTTGGGGCAGTGGGAAATGGCAGTGCCAATGACACAGCAGCGATTCAAAGAGCACTGAACGAATTATACTGCGACACTGACAGAACTGATGTGAGATCTAGAAGATTGCTATTTTTTCCGGCCGGACAATACAACATAGTTGGACCAATATACATTCCACCACACGCTCAGTTAGCAGGCGAAGGCTCTGACAAGACGGTGATCTATCAATCGGGTGGTAACTCTGCCGTGGTCAAGATGCAGGACAGTCTGAAACAACAGGGAGTCAACATAGGAAACTCCAGCGCCACAGTGCCCACAAACATCAACATTGAAAATATCACGTTCAAAAATGGAGAGGCCTATGCGGGCTTTGAGATAGAGCGAGCATCCAACATCAGATTCAATAATTGCAAGTTTCAAGGCACTTATGCAGCGGGTGGTGCAGATGTTGCCAACAGCAAAGGAGTCACGGTGATCAGCACCACTTCGTTGCCTTGTTCTAACGTGGCTTTTGACAGCTGCCAGTTCACCAAGTTCGCAAGATTGGTTGATTTCAGCTATGACGCGACCAGTGTAAAATTCATCAACTGTGATTTCTCTATAGGTTATTACGGTGTGATCATAGGAGAACAATTGGACGGTTCGACGAATGGTCTTACTTTAGGTCCTAAAGATGTCAAGATATTGTCCAGTCAATTCGCCAACATTAAAACCAATGCCATATTGGTCAAGGGATCCAGCGTTGGAGCAGACGTCGGAGTGGGAGAAGTTGGAAATATCGTCAGCTTCAATAATTTTTTCGCCAGCACCGTGGGAACCAATAATGAAGGCGTCAACAGCCTTAACACCTATCCTGCCATTCAATTTGACACCGATGAGTGCGTGAGCGAATTGGATTATTTTGAACTTTCCCAAAAAAGGAGTACCGCATTCAAACCAATAGCAGAAGTTCAAGGGATCGGTATCAACAGCAGACAGATTAAGCAGATCACATTGGCCGATGGCAATACTTCAGCGATCACCACAGGCATCACACTGCCGGCACTTGAGGGGAAATCCATACGTATAGAATACAAGATCGAAAGAGGCGTACAATTTAGAGTGGGAGTATTGACCGTAAACGCTAGCACCAATTATGTTTCCTTCAATGATGACTTTGAAGAGAGCAACGGAGACATGGGAGTTGTGTTGACGGCTGTGATGGACAATTTAGACGCCACCGCTGGCAACGAATCAGTTACCATCAAATACACCACCACAGTGATCAGCGCCGATGCCACAATGGATTATAGAGTTATTGAAATAGTCTAATTCTTATCAAAAAAATAATAGATCTTTTCAGAAAAATACCTTTTGGATTACCGCACGTTGCATTTTTAATTTATTTCTTACCAATAGACAACAAGACCTTTTGGCTGTATAATCAAGAAATAATTCAATTAACACATTAATAAATTTTTTTAGCTAAATATGCGTAGTCAAACAATAGCAAAATCAGACACAAAAACAAAAACAGTCATGCCAGGCACCACAACCACTATCAGAGTCAAGAAGAGAGACGGTCGACT